CTCCGGTGTCACCGCTGCCGGGCTTCTCGTCGTTGGTGGCCGCCGTTTCGGTGGCCGCCGCGGCGTCGATTCGGGCCTGCAATGCGGCGCAACGGCTTTCAAGTTCCGCTTTCTCGGATTCGAGGATGGCGATACGGTTGTGTGCCGCTTCGAGTTCCGACGATTCCCCGCCAGCTTTCGGTGCTTCGGCATCCTTTTTTGCCGTGGGGATAACCTCGAAACGCCCAGCGGCGTTCGGGTGCTCTTTGAGGAACGCCGCGGCCACCTCGTCGGTCAGATTATCGTTCGTGTAAATTTCCGAAGACCCTGCGATTTGCAGAATAACCCCTGCACGCAGTTTGTAATTCGATTTCTCTTTCATTTTTCCGTGTTTTTTGATGTACGAGTTGATTTCGAGCACGGCGTCGTGCCACTTGTCGGGACATCGGCAGCCGCTCAAACGCTTTCCCAAGACCTCGTAATAAAGTCTTTCGATAGTCGCCTGTTCGGCGCTCGAATAGGGGGTATTGTAACCCCTATTCAAGTCCGAAAGCAGGATTTTTACCTCGTCGACGGTCATAGTGCATTACTCCGTCGCCGAGGGGGTGAGCATCGTTTTGATGAGTGCCTCGGTGGCTGCGAGCGAGCCTGCGTTGAGGAACATCGCCGAACGGGGCGCTTTCTCCTCTTTGAGCGTAATAGCCCAGCCCGACAGGGTGTCGTCGCTGTATTTCTCGCACGACCCGGACGACAGCGTGAGGCCGTTGAAAAGTCCGGCGATTTGGTATGCCGACGCTCCGCGCTCCGCTTCGTTCGTGGCCCGCAGGTTCTTGTGTCGGTTCTGCCAAATGACGAAAAACTCTCCGTCGAGCAGCGGGTCGATGATATTCTCACAAACCGCCGGGCTGTTGTCGGGTACGATGAACGGAAATTCGGTCGAAGCCGTGCCACCCAGCTTGCCGCTGCCGTCAAGATCGGTTTTCAGCCCCTCGAACGGTTTTGTGCCGTACTGAATGATCGGGTACAACTGCGCGCCTTTGATAAGCGGCAGATTCAGCACTTGATTCGTCGAACCCTCGACGAATTCGAGATTGGCGATGTCGAGTTGTGCCCGGTTCCCGATCCACGCGGTGCGCTCAACGCCCTTCGTAATCGGTTCCGCACAGTTTTTTTCGATTTTCGCCTTGATGAAGCTATCGCAATTCATAGTGTAATCGAGTTTTGAGGGTTAGAAACCTACCTGTACGAGGTTGTCGTCGGCGATCAGCGTTCCGATTTTGTCTTTCGACAGAATCTTGTTCATCTGCTCGTCCTTGTTGAACCATACCTGAATGTCGGCGACCTCGCTTTCGCTCTCCATGCCGACGAGCAGGTCGTCTTTGATCGTGTAGAGCGCGCGATAAGGCTTGTTCCACGCCTTGCCGCCGCTGACGGTTTCGCAGCCTTTGATGATCTCGTCGAGGAACGGGATGGCGATCATCTGCACGCCGTTGTAGTTCGTTTCCGTGATGCCGTCGAACAGCGCCGTCCACTGCAATTCCGAACCTTTGTTGTTTCGTTTGAGGTCGGCGTCCAGCGCGTCTTTCAGCGCTTGCGTGATGTAGATGAGCTGACCGTTGGCCTGCCGCAGAACCGTCGAGGCGTCGGAGATCAGCGCGTCGAGGAAATCGACGGCAGCATAATTCTGACGCATGGCGGTTTTCTGCTCGGCGAACGTCGCGGCGGCGTTGGCTGCGCATGTGGTGCGACGGTCGGGCGTTGCGGCGGCCAGCGTAAACAGACGCTTCCAGAAACCGTCGACGAGGGTAAAATACGCCGGGTCGATGGAATCGAGCAGGTTGCCGCCGTCTGTGACCGTATCGGCTGCCTTGTCGCCGAACCATGCGTAACGCATCAGCATCTTGCGGATGGCGAGTTCGAGCCGGGGCGCAAGGATATAGTCGGTATACTCCGTGCCCGTGAGGTCGGCGATGTTCGTCTTGGTGCGCATGGCGACCTGCGCGACCGTGCCCTCCAAATCCTTGTAGCAGATTTTCTCGGCGACCTCCCATTCGCGGATGTCCCACTCTTTTTCGGTCGTTGCGAGGATGCTGGTTCCGAACGTCGGATTACAGCCCCGCGAGGCTTTGCCGACCATTCCGAATTCGCCGACGAAACCGACTTTTTCGCCGTGCTTCTGCTTCGGCAGGAAGTTGAAAATCTTTCCGAGCGATTCGGGGTCGGTGACCGCAAGGAAGATCAGACGCTTGAGGTCTTTGATGGCCCCGTTGTCGGGGGTCAGATTCGCAAAGTTAAGTCCTGTGCTTGCCATAATTGAATTGGTGTTGTTTGTGATTTACTCCGTTTTCTGATGTGCCGCTTCGAGTTCGGCAATGCGCTGCTGGACGCGCGACTGCGGTTTTGCCGCGTTCTTCTTGCTCTCGCCTGTGGCCGTGGCCGCGTTCTGGCGTGCGGCGGGCTTGTAGTCGGACTTGGCCTTGACAAGCCATGCTTCGCCGCCTGCGATGGCGACGAGGTTCAGGATGCGCTTCTCGTCGGTCGTTTTCGCGTTTTTGCGGGCGTCGGCCAGTTCGGTTTCGAGTTCGGCGATACGTGCGTTAGCCGTGGCCAGCGCATCGGAATCGGGGTCGCTTCCGTCGCCATCATCGCCCCCTCCGTCGCCATCATCCTCGGCGTCGCGGATTTCCGTGATTTTGCCGTCCTCGATAACGATTGTTTTGCCGTCGGGCATCTTGTGCTCTCCGTCCGGCGACGCGCTGTCGACGGCGGGGTCTTCGCCGTCCGGCTTGTCAATCGTGATCGTGTCGCCCGATTCGGTGTTCAGCTCGTAATTGACGGGCTGCGGGGCTTCCAGTCCCAGCGCAACGGCCAGCGCTGCGAGGGCTTTGCGAAGCACGCTTTTGTCTTCGCTTTTCGTGGTTTTTGTTGCCATAGAATTTTGATTGTTGGTTATTGAATTTTGCTGCTTCCACGCAGCCGATTTCGCGCTGTTCGGGCCGCCTGCCGATGCCGACGCTGCGGGGATAATCGTCTGAATGAATCCGAGTTCCTTTGCTCGCTCCATCCCGATAAACTTGTCTTCGTTCATAAGCGCTTCGAGTTCCGCGCGATCCGCTCCGGTTCGCTCGACGTAGAAATCGAGCATCTTCTGTTCGTCGTCCCGTAACGAGGCGGCCAGCGATTCGAGATCATCGGCACGGTATGCGTCGGCCAGCGTGTATTCGGGATAGTAGGGCTTGTGAATGAGCAATGAGGCGTGCGGGTATGCTCGGCGTTCGGAGGCGGCCAACAAAACGACGGTAGCCATCGACGCGCAATTCCCCTCGATGGTCGCGGTTATCTTCTTGCCCGTGCTCCGCAGCTTGTCGACGATGGCCCAGCCCTCGTTTACCTCGCCGCCGTCGCAGTGCAATAGTAATTCGATATTATCGTCGCCTGCCGGGATGCCGTTGATGAATTCGTCCACGTCCTTGAAACTCGTTCCGGCCTCGTCGCAGAACCAGTAGCATTCTTTTGTCGCTTCGGAAAGAATCGGATTGTAGAGTTTGAGAGTTGCCATAGATTTGATTTTACGAAACAAAGCTAAATAAAAAGCGTGTAATAAATACACGCTTTGAGGCACAATCAACTGACACGCTGTGTCAGCGGCTCGTATTGATGTCGCGGCCGAATCGTCGGATAATGCGATAGACGGTGCGTTCGCTGACCTCGTAGGTATCGCACAAGTAGGCGACGATATATGCTACCTTGAACCCGTCGCGGTGCAGTCGTTCGTAGTCGCTCCATAAGGGAATGTAGCGGACGTCCTCGATAGCCGCGCCTGCGCGAGCGAGTGCCCGGAGTAGATCGGCGTTCTGTTGTAAAATTTCGTGTACTTTCATAGCTACAAATCGCCTAATGATTCGACCACTTTCACCCGGTCAGATACACGGGTTATTTCGTCCACACCGACGCGCATGTCCAGTTGCGAAACCCCCTTTGCGAATGCGCGGGCAAGCATATCTTCGCCTGCTATCTGATTGCTCGACTGTGCGGCGACTATCGGCGCACCGCCTCCGAGCTGGTTTAGTGCCGAGTAGATCGGGGCAAACATAGACGTCGGCAAGGCTGCGTTTACCGATTCGCCGCCCGACAGCATGGCGGGTATACTGTCGCTTGTCGACGTTCCCGGCCCGGACACATAACCGCCCGTCGAGAATTTTGCCGATTTGACAGTCTTAATCGCCGACGTAATATTCGCCATGATCGTCGCAACAGTCGTAGCGATTGCGATAAGGTTGCCGGGGAATGGGACGCTTTGAGCCTGCGCCGTACCCGCTGCGATAGCCTTTCCGGTGTTGATGGCGATCTCGGCCAATGCAAGTGTCTTGCTCAAAACGGCGAAAGTCTTATTGTCTTCGCCCAACTCTTCGAGTAAACCAGACAGACCGTTCGTAACTGCTGCGAGGGCTTCCAGTTTTGCTTGTTCGATTTGCACCTCGTAATCGTTAATAGCTCGTTTCGCGTCGACGTATGCCTGCTGCGCGCCGAGCTGTCGGGCCTTGAATGCGGCGTCGCTTTCGCCCTCCATTTGTTGTAAGGCGTCGAGTTCCGCTTGCCGCATCTGCAACTGTAATTGCAGGGTGTTTTGCCCCTGTACGGCGGCGGCGTTGATTCGGTTCTCCCATTCGAGCCGTAGAGCGTCGTTCTGTTTTTGCAGGTTGGCGTTTATCCATTGGTTCGAAAGGTCGTCCAGTTGCTTGTTGTATTTCTCCCGGATGAGAACCTTTTGCTGCTCGGTCAGTTCGATGTTGGCAAGTTCGGCTTCCTGCTGCTTCCGTAGTTGCTCGACTTTCAGCGTATATTCAGCGTCGGTTCCCTGCTTGACGGCGGCCAGCCGCAGGGCGATATTCTGCTGCTCTTGCCGGATTTTCTTGTCGAGGCCCGCGCGGTTGATCTTCTCGACGTTCAAGACGTGCTGCTGTTCGGCCAGCTCGATTTGCTGCTGAATTGCTGCCTTTGCCTTTTTCGTCAACCCTTTTTCGGTTTCGAGGCGTTTTTTCAGATCGGCGACCCGACGGCGGTATGCGACCTCTTCCTGCGTCAACTGCTTGCTGATGCCCTCTTTCATCAAGGCGACTTTGGCGTCGGTCGCTGCGCGCACGGCGGCAAGTTCGGTCGCAAGGGCTTGTTTCTGCTTTTCTACGGCTTCTTTGTAGGCTTCCTTTATTGTCTTGTCGCGTGCGGCTTCGAGGCTCGCAAGAATATCTTTCGCTTCGCTGCTGGCTACCTTACCTGCATATACCAATTCGACGAGTAGTTTGCGCTGATTCTTGAATTCCTCATTGGCTTGTTGCGTCGCGTATTTGACCGCACCCAGTTTCTTTTTTAACGCCGCGTCGTTATAGGCGGACGCGAGGCTGCGCAGGTGGTTCGCTGTATCATTCAGCGCTGATCGGTAGTCTTCGTCCGCTTTTTTCTTGGCGTCTTGTGATGCCTTGTATTCCTCGCTGTCCTTTTTGTAGAGCCGCTGTGCCGCTTTGAAATGTTCGGCGCGCTTGTTGGCAAGGTCTTTCAGCAGGGCAAGGCGCGTCAGCGTTATTTCCTCGTCGGGTTTGCCGAGGGCTTTCATTTTCTCGATGTGCTCGTCGTATTTCTTATTGAGCTTATCGAGTTCTTCGCCTTGTTTTTTCAGATTCTCTTTCGCTTTTTCGGTCGACGAATTGAACCAACTGAACGCCTTGACGAGGGCATAAACGGCCGCGATTGCCGCGATAATTGCCGCGACGATAACCCCGATTGGGTTTGCAAAAAGCGCCGCCGTGAATTTCCATACTGCGGCGGTTCCGGCGTTTGTGGCAACCGTCCCGGCGGCCATCGCCGATGTCCGGGCGGTTTCTGCTTTCGTTTGTGCCCATGTTGCAACCGCCTGCGCCTTTTGCATGACGATAGACTGTTTCTGCAACATGTTCTGCACGGATTGGATGGCCACGAGTGCGCCGAGCGTCTGCGTTATAATGCCGATAGCTTTGTCGAGGTCTTTATTTTCGACCCCTAACTGCTTTGAAAGTATAGACCATTGCGCCCATAGCTGCAAAAGATTTTGTGTCCCCTTGATGAGCACGTCGAGTTGCGCCGTGTCGGATGCCCCGGCATTGATGCCAGCCTCGACGTCAGCAAGGGCATCTTTCATATTTGCGGCGACGCCCAGCAGGTCTTGATACTCCTGCGTCGTTTCTTTGCCCTCGTATTTCATCTGCGCGAGTTGCTGACGAATTACACCTAATTGCGTTTCGAGCGGCTTGATGTCGGGATAGTTACCCACGTTCCGGTAAAACCTTTGCGTACCCTCTTCCGATTCGAGCAGCGCATCGGTTATTTCGTTGATCTGCTTCTTGAGCGCTTCGCCCTCTGCGCTTTTCTGCATGGCTGCACTCATCGAATCGTACTGTTTTGTGAGATTCGACAGTTCGGCGCGCAGTTTTCGGTTCGACCCCTCTTCTTCGCGGGCTGCCTTGATGTTGTTCTGCACCTCCTTTTCAACCTCGCGCAACTCGCGCTTGTAGGCTGTCTGTTCGGCGCGCAGCTTCGCCAGTTCCTCGCGGTCGGCGGCGGTGGCTTCTCCCTTTTTCTTGATCGCCTCGCGCAGGGCTTTTTCCTTTGCCATCGATTCCTCGATCTTGGCGTTGTAGTCGGCTATCAGCTTGATAGCTTCCGCGTTGTCGACTTGCACCTCGACGACGCGGGTTGTTGTGTTTTCTGCCATGATTTTTAAGTTTTTTTGTATAATGTCAGTTTGTTTTTGTATATTCGCAGTATGAAGCGGGCTTTGCATATCGTTTTCAAGGCGCTTGTTAAATTCAGCCTTTTGGTTGTGGGGGTTGTCGTGCTTCCGATCTATTGCGCCCGCGCGTTCGATTTGGATGTCCTCCCGTTTCTCATTACGTGGGATTTTATCATGCTGGCCATATTTGTAGGCGCATCCGATAATAAGGGGCCGGGCGTAAAGACGTCGAAACCTAAACCCATTTTTCCGTGGTGGGGATTTTAAGCCTTATCTAACACAGACTGTTGTGTTTTCTGCCATTTGTTATGCGTTTTCCGTGGTTTGTTATGTGATGATGTAGCTATACGTGTCGTCATATTCCGGGGTGATGGATAATATTTGCGCCTCTGTTACAGCCTGTGCTCCCGTATTCGATGTTAGCCGTCCGGCGGATATTACCAGTGTTACCGTGCCCGTATATCCGTAGCTGTTCGTATATTGAACGATGGCTGTAACATCAGATGCGACAGCCTGCTGTGCTTTAATCCGCAAATATGGGCCAACCCCTGCGATGTACGTTTCGACGCTTATGGAATTTGTGATGCGTCCCGTGGAATGTGGTAGCTTAATAAGTTCCGCCTCTACACTACCGCTCTTTGCCGATAACTGTTTGATGGCGAAATATTGCCCGTATTGCCGCAAATAAATCGGCAACAGGTAGTTTATATCCCGAATCGCATAGTTATCCAGCCGTATATCTTCCTTAATGACGACGGCGTTATTTATAACTTGCATGTAGCTGTCGTAATATTTGTTGATAAGGTTGTTGAAATCCAATCCGTTGAAGTTGAGAGCTGCGCCGCCAGACGATGATACGATCTTCATTATCCGTGCTTCGACTTTTTCCGCTTCGACGGATGTGCCGTCGTTGGATAGGATGTAGTGCAGGATTTTATTCCCGTCGCTTGCTGCAAACGGCAAAGTTAAGATGTCACGCTCCCGTTCAATTGTTTCATTATCGACGTAAAGAATTCCGTTCGCGTCCGTATGCACGGTGTCGTCATCCTTGTAGTTCAATTTGTTTCGCTGTGCAAAATTCTCGATACTGTGCGCAATGCTTTTCGGTTCATCGTCATTCGAGCGCGTGAGATACGACGACCAATCAAGGGCGGCGGCTTTGTTGGCCATTAATTCGTTGATAGACACAAACCGAATTTTGTTCGTATCGTCGGTGCTTTGCATGGCGAATAAGCCGAATATTGCGCAAAGCGCTTTGATAAAGTCTATCTGTTTGATGTCCGGCAGGTTCGGAATTATCGGAAAGACGGACGGATAGGTCAGCGTGTTGAAATGCGGAAGTACTTGCAGAACACCGCTTACGGTTCCATCTACAGCCTTATCGACGCAACCTGTGAACAGCAGGTGAAATCCATCGTAATCCGTCATGTCAATCTCTTCGTCTACGGCGATTGTGAAATACTGCCCGGATTGTGCCCCTTTCCATTGCTTCGTCGCCACTTGCTCCCCGTCTTTAAGCAGGATCATATTCAGCACCGCGGTTGACGGCGTGAAGATCGACGCATTGTGGAGCATTTGGAATTTGAATGTAATACGGTCGGTATCGCCGCTCCCGTACACTTGCGTATTGTAGTCGAATAACCCATGCGGGTCGCTGGCCGATGAGGGGTAAACCCGAATGTTTCCATCGTATGCTGCCCCGGACTGTTGGAACAGATATATTTTTGATGCTGTAAGTCCTTCCGCAATCCATGATGCAGCACTTGCGTTGTCGTCGAGGCACGGGATAGCGAGTGTTGCTAATTCTTTCGATAGGTTATCGGGGAATTCGAATTCGATGCCCGCCTGTTCGCTGATAAGCGAAAGTACCCATGATACGTTAGCAGACGGGTGGATATTCACCAATTGTTTGTTGGCATCTGTCAACGTAACGCCACAGTCATATGCTGCGTAAAAATATGTTTCGGTATCTTTGATAGCGGAGGTAGATTGTGACGCATTCCACGGGAGCGAATAATCATCTGGCAGGTCGCGCAGTGATGCTCCGGTGTCTACCCATGACTTGAAATTCGCCATGACGCCCCAATATAGGGCGATTTCGTAGTCGCTTGATGATGCGGTAAGCATGACGGCATACGCCACTCGAACAATGCCGACGCCCTCGCGGTAATAAGCCGCGGGGTGTTGTTTATATGGAAATGAAGTCAGAACGGAGGGTGCTGTTGCATTCTCCAGTATGCGGCGATTGCGCGGAGTTCTCGGCAATTTGATCGTCAGCGAATTCGATGACGTGATTTTCGACAAGTCGCCGAAAAAGTTTGACTTGAAATTGAGTGTTGTCGATGTATCCGGGTACATATCGACACGCTCTTCGTTGATGTATAATTCGTCGGTCATGGTTACAGCATTTGTGCGCTCTGCGCAGGTTCCTCGATCAAGAAAATAAAATCTTGGTAATGTTTCGTCGTCTTCTCGTAGCTGCCAGCAACGATATTGACGCGATGCCACAGCGGCGCGTCGTTGGCGTCGTACCCGTCGAAGACGTCCACGACGACCGACTGCGCGAGTGTGAGCAGGAAATCATACGTTTCGGAATCGACCAGCTTTGCCCCCAGCGAACGAGTCTTTTTCCGGGATAGGCTTTGCCGGACTGACGTTTCGATATTCACGCCGTCGATGTAAGCGGTCGGGACATTCATATCGTTACGCTCCCACGTCGAAGATGCCGAAACGGTCGATGCGCTGCCGATCTCCTTGAACAGGTAGTAACAATAGCGTCCCTGTTGGTCTATCCAACGCAGATAGACGCCGTTTGTGCTCCGGTCTATGTCGAGCGTATAACCGACCATGCCGACAGCCTCCTCGTCGTTTTTTAGCACGAGGCTATGCGGTACGGCGATATGCACCGAACGGGCGACGGTCGAGGGGTCGATCACTCTTGCCGGATTCAGCAGGTAGCGGTGGTATGGGGTCGCACCTTCCGTGTCCTCGTTGTGGTTGTAAAACATGATGTCGGACTGTTTACCGTCGATCAGCACGTCGAACGATGTTCCGTTCTTGGCGAAGACATCAACCGTAAACGGATAGCGGACGAACCATTTGCGACGCATGATGCCGCCGGATGATTCGCGGGCGGATATTGTTCCCCATATAGCGTCTATACTGAATACCGTGTATGCTGTCATAACGGATGCCGTAAGCGTGTAGACGGCTACTTGTGCCGTCGCTTTAAGCGGAGAATCGGTAAAAGCTTCGTCATATCCGATGTGGCTATGTTCGACCTCGGCAAAAAGCATTTGCAACGCTCGCTGTATATCGAACGCGCATTGCCCGTTGAATACTGATCGCTCGTCTTTTATGCCGATTTCTCCATTGTCCGAGGTTATGATCAACCGAAATCCTGTTATATTGCTGGATGTGGCCAGCGTAAACCGCACAATGGCTGGAATGAACGCAAAGTGCGTCGCATTCGGATAGTGCATTGTAATCCCTGCTGTTGTTGCTGTTCTCATATTGGTTACGATCTTAAAATTGATTCGACGATTTGCGCATCGAAAAGCCCTGCCAGCCTGTCGGCGATGCGGTCGGATAGGGCCGCTATTTCGGGCGTAAAGATGTCTTCGCGGCCGCCGTTACGGAATAGGGCCGACCCCTCCGTCATTATTTTGGTCGCTGCTCCCCACGCTGAAATATCTACACCCTTTGCTGCGGCCCAGTCCGCGATGATGTCGATAAACCATTTCGGGGCGGACGGATAGACCGACCCGTCGCGGCGTCGGCGAAAATGCTGTGACAGCCACGGCTGCGTACCGGTTTCAAGTGCTGCAAAATATGGGCGGGCGTCCATCGTTCCCGTGGTTACGCCGCCGTTGGTCGTTACAGCTATCGTGATGCTGTCGGCGGTTGCGCCCGTCGTCTGTTGTCCCGCGGCGACGTGGTTCTCGATGATCTTCTGCCGTGCCCGGTCGAGTTCTTCGGCGACGATTCGGTCGGCTTCGAGTTCTATTCTTTGTACGTCCATAGCTACAAGCCGTAATCGAAGCAGACGCCCGCCTGTTCTTGGAGTGTCAGCGACAGCGTTACGATACATAGGTTTGCGTCCATCTTGTCGAACGCGACGCGGTAATTGATCTGCCCGGCGACCGGAACGAAAAAGCCGCTTTCGTTTACGGCAACGATGAATCGCACGGCAAGACCTTTCAGCCGCTCGGCGATCTCCTGCGCCTCGGCTCCTTTGTAGTCGAGCGGCATAGCGTCGGCAAAGGAGATAAGGCAGGATGGAGCGTCGCGCACGAAGCCCTGCGACGTGAAATTCAGAAAACCCGCCACGGGTTGCACGTAGAGGCAGGCGGGCAGCGTGAGGCCGTCGGGGTGTGTAACCTCGCGGCTCTCTCCTTGACGCCGGAATCGGTCGAACGCTTGATTGGCGCGGAACCACGATTCGCACAGATAGGTAAGGCCCATCGCCTCGGCGATCTCCTTGACTTTGTTTTCGACTGTCGGTTTTTCCATAAGTCTATTTGTTTTTGTTGGCCATTATTTCGCGCAGGCGCCGTTCAAAGGCGATCCGCTCGTTGTCGATTCGCATACACTCGCAGACGCGCACCCATGCCACCTTTGCGGCGTCGTCTTGGTCTTGGTAGCCCTGTCGGTGGGCGTACCAGTCGATGATGCCGAACGGCCCGAAATCAAGGTCGTTTATTCCGGCTTTGATCTCTTCGGGCGTCGGCTGGTTGCTTGTGCTTGCGAACAACGCTGCGATGCGCTCCAATTCTCGCCCGACCCAAAAGACGAAACCGAGCATTTTGTCTGCCCGTTCGTTGTAGCAGCGCCGGGGATGTACTTTCAGAATGACGGACGCGATTCGCTCTATAAGAGCGTGCACCCCGTCTGCCTGCAAGCTGAACAGGTCGCCGATAGTTAGATCGTTGAGGTTTCGCGGCGTGCGCACGCCGCATACTTTGTCTGGCTTCGGCAGGGTTTGCAATGCTGCACGCGATTCGGGCGTCAGTACTCGTTCGATAGCGAGCACCTGCCGGGTCGTCCGTTTCTTGATTGTTATTTTCATCAGTTTTCCTGTTTAATCCACTTTTGCCGCCGGGGCGGTAGTTTATTTGTCTTTCAAATTTTACCAGCAGAAACAGCCTAAAAACAGCTTTTCACGAAAGTCGCCCGACGTGGACGCGCATACCTTTCGGCTGCGGGACGATTTCGTAGTACATGCGCATCATCAGCGGGTCGAAATAGTCGGGCGACCGACCGAGTACGGCTTTCATCTCTCGTTTGTCGATGATTCGTTTCTTGCTCGTATCGGCGTCGACGTCGCGGGCGACAAGGCAGGCTTCCAGCTCTTCGGCAATGGTCGATTGCAGTTCTTCCGGGCAGTCGATGCAGAGCAGCCCCGCATTGATAACCTCCGCCAGTTTGAACGCGCATTGCGATTTGAGGTTGAAATACGTGTTATCTGGCGCGGGCGCTCCTCCGTGAAACGTCCTGATGCCCTCCAAATACGAATCGAGGTACTGCCCCAGCCCGTCAGAATCGGCGATGATGTTAGAGCGCCGGACGCCGTGCCGCCTCGATTCGTCGCGCAGGTCGGTTTCGATCTCCTTGCCCGTGCTGTACGGTTTGTCGATAGCGAGTTTAGCGGCCATTCCCGTCCAGTTGAACGCGACAAAGCGGTCACGGCCTTTCATGGCAAGGTCGGCACTGATACGCCGCACGCCGTCGCCCGTCTGCCGCTCGTTCGTGAAGCAGTCGAGGATGGCGTCGTAGTCGGCGAGCTGGTTTGCGTTGCTCTCGTATTCCCATTTGCCGAGCAGTAGACGTAGCCGAATCGACTTGACGCCGATTGATTCGAGCGTTCGGATGTAATCGGACGTGATAAACGGGTTGTCGTAGACCAACGCCTGAACGAATGCGCAGTCTTTCGGTAACGTTCCGTCGATATGCGGTTTGTAGAAATGCTTATACAGCCAATTCTTTTTCGGGTTGCAGGTTATGAGCATCTTCGCTTCCAGTCCGTATTCCTCGTTGAGATGCCGCCCGATTCGGGATTTCAGCACCTCGTAGGCCATGTAATGAACCTCTCCGGCCTCCTCTATCCAACCACCTGTAAACTCTTTCGACCCCAACCGCTCGAACATCGGGTCTTTCTGCGGATAGAATGTCAAGTCGAGCAGTACGATTTCCGACCCGTTCGTAAACTTGATGCCGTCGTCTGTTATCCGGTAGTCCGTGAACCCGTAGGAATCGGCGACCTTGCCGAACGTGACCAGCACGGATTCGCGGCTGTCCTTGATGTTGTTTCGGCCGACGAACCAGCGCGTTTTCGGGAACGCCCAGCAGCAACGCATAAGCCAGTCGCACCCCAGCCACGATTTGCCGCCACCCGCTGCGCCGCCATAGACGACGTATCGGATTCGTGGGTCGGCCAAGTGGCGGTAGGCAAGCAGCTGTTTGTAGTTGACGCGTTGCTGTTCCTCGCGCTGTTGTAGTCCGTCGGTAAACATGCGTTATTCGTCTTCTTCCGATAGTTTCCGTTCGCGCTCCTCGTCGATACGGCGGACGATTTCGTCGATGCCCGGCATGACGGGTAGCACCGACGAAAAGCCCTTGAATTCCTTTCCGCCCGATGTGATGTCGACCTGTACCTTGTCGAGGCCGAGCAGTTTGTCGCGGCGTTCCTCCCATTTGCGGATTTCGGCGAGGATTCGCACGTCGCCGACGGGTTCCTCCGTGACACTCGACGTTTCCGATTCGAGCGGAACGGGGGCGTCGAGAGGCTTGCCGACGACAGGATTTCCGAACGTGTTTATATCGACGAGTGCCGTGCGAACCTTTGCCCGCTTGACAACTCGTTTCTGCTTGCTGGCTTCGTACAGCCGCCACAGTTCCGCGATGGCGCGGTCGCACTCCATCAGCGCCTCGTCGCACGCCTGCTGTGTGTTGCTCGCGGCTTCGGCCCGCCATTCGCTGACGAGCAAATCCCAATCGGTCTTGATCGTCTTCGGCGTTACCGAATACCCCAACTGCCGTTCGACCTCTGCGGCTATCTGACGAAACGGCATCCGCCGTTCGAGGCGCAGATGCGACACGAGCGGCAGACGGGCATTCCGGCGGTCTTTCGCCGATTTGTTGTTGCTTGGGTGTGATGCCATTGGTCGTTACTTTTTAACAGATTCGCGCAGTATCTTCGGCACGGCGTACCGCCATTTGATGTGATGATGCAGCCGCCGATGGGCGGTTCCCATTGCCGAAACAACCACGCATGACGGGCAATACATGACCGTGTAAAAGCTCTTTACATACGTGCCCGCGTCCAAGTACAATTCCGTCATGCCGCCGCTGTTGCTCTGCGTTTCGAGTTGGTCGAGGCCGATTTGTAGGATAGACAGAAATACCCCCCCCCGCGACCCCAGCAGGACGTAGGTATTGACGTCTTCGTTGATACGGCCGATGAATTGAAACGGTCGGTCGACGGAGCAGATGAACGAGTTCATGGCCTTGCGCATCGGCTGTATTCCGTCGTTGAATCTCGTCGCCTTTTCGCCGCCGATATAATCGCCGCCTTGTCCGATTGCAAGGGTCAGCATCGGGGCGGAATTGAAATAGTCGAGCAGCATGTCGAATACCGCGTCGAGGTCTTGGACGTCTGCGCCGTGCCAGCGTAGCTGGTCGTCGAACCGGAATTTGAAATATGTGTAATCGTCGTCCAGCTCGATGAAATGCGTCGCCCCGATCTGCCGGGCCAGCTCGAAACAGGCGTTGCGGGCGTAGATGATTGCCCGGCGGTCGCCGAAATTGTCGCCCTCGTCGAATGTCTTTGCGATCTCCGATTTGGAAAAGACGAGCACGTCGCCGAAACGTTTGCGATATTCCGGCAGCGTCTTGTCTTCGTCGTCGCAGACGATGTATATTTTCCCCGTGTACCCGTGTTTGCGCAGTTTCTCGTAGGTCAACACCCGGTCGGGGCGTCCGTGCGTCAGAATGAACGCGACGAACCCGTTATGCCTCATTGCCATACTCCCGTGTGTATTCGTTTCGTATTTCGTCCGACAATCGGATGTAGCCTTTTTCGATGGCTTTGCCGAAGTCGATAATGACCAGCGCCGAATCTTCCATAAGCTCCTGCATTTCTTTCGAGGCGTGTGCGTAGTAGTCGGCGATCTTGGCGTAATCGAACACCGTATGTCGTGCGGCAGCCTGCCGCAGAAACTCTTTTTCGTCGGGCGATACGTTCGACGCTTCGATCTTTGCCAGCAGTTCGTCGGTTCGGCCGCCGTCGGTCAGCGTCGACAAGTCCGGTTTTTCGTTCTTCGGCTCGTAGACGGGCGACGTGATTTTGTGCGTGTAGTGCTCGTCGGCTTCCCCGTCGCCGCCATAGCGTCGCCCCGTTATATCGTTAGGGTCGATACCATTTGCTGCGGCCAACGCTTCGATGGCCGATTTCGGGAGCAGGTCGATGTCGAACCCGTCGTCGATGATCGCCGCGATGTCGTACTCGTTCGCCAACATGTCAATATCGAACGTGCCGAACGATAGGTTGTCTTTGATGATGAACTGCTGCTGCTCGTCTTCGTCGAGTTCCGAGGCGTAAAGCGTCGGCACGGTCGGGTGCATCTGCCATTCGCGCCAGTAGTTCAGTAGCGCGGATTGTTTCGCCTCGTCGAAATGCCGGAACCGATACGACGCCCGCAAGATTTCTGCGAGGTCGTCGAATCCGAGTTCGTGAATGTATTTCAGCGCCCGCAAGCGCATATTTCCGGCAAGGGCGATATTCCGGTCGTCCACGACGACGGGGCGGTAATACAAGCCTTTCGGCAGCAGTAGCAGGGATTTGACCAGTTCGGCGAAATCGTCTTCGGTGATTTGTCGCGGGTTGTGCTCGCTGGTATTGAGCGCGCCGACCTGCATTTCGATAGTTTGCGGAATTTTCATAGGCCCGATATGCGTTTACTCTGTATTGGTTACCAGCACAAAGATATGCAAAAAGCGTGTAAATAATACACGCTTTCGGATAGAATTTTGTAGTAGGCTATTTCCCGCAACATCGTTTGTATTTCAATCCGCTACCGCACGGGCACGGCTCGTTGCGGCCGATCTTATCCCCGCTTCGAACGTATGTCCTGCCTCCTCCGTTGGCGCATCGTTCGCAGATGGGACGACAATAACCGTCGTATTTGTAAATCTGCGGGCGGCCGCAGATCGCGCATCGCTCCTGCTTGGAGCCTGTTTCCGGGATAATCGTTTTATCGTTCATTGTAGTAAGAATTCAAGTTCGGCGATTTGCGTGTGTTTGAGCTGCGCGCCTGCGCGATTCATATACTCTTTTTTCTGCTCTTTCAACTTGTAGCGGTCGGCAGATACGGTGATTCGATCTACCTGTCCGCGCAGCTGGTCGAGCATCATTCGTATACCCTCTTCCGGGGTTGCCTCGACAAAGCGGATAAGGCGGCGCAAGTGGGCGATCTCGTTGTTGTGGTCGCCGATCATGCGGCGGATCTTCTTGCTGCGTTTTGCGGCGGCTTCTGTTCCCCCCCCCCGAACCGACCATATTTTTTCGTCTTCGCTTCGGAGTGCTTCGATGGCCGCGATTTCGTCGCGGATAAGTCTGTTAAGGTCTTCGACTGTTTTCATTGTTATTGACGATTTGATTGATAGATGTATTCGATGGCGTGTTTTGCCGCTTCGATCTTCCCGCGAGCGAATGAATAGATAACCTGCCTATCCGGGTCGAATGTTTCGACGAGGGATTCGAGTGCGGCCAATAAGTCGGGTGCAGCGGCGAGCAACCGGGCGTTTGCCTCGACGCGATGTTCCGGTATCGGGCGCGGGTTATTGCGCAGTACCTCTGCGACGGGAGCGCAGCCGACAGCGTCACCGGAAATCGAAACGATGGTATATTCTACGACGCCGTTTTTGTGTTCGTGTCCGTCGACCCGCCACGGGCCGGGCGTTCCTCTGAATTTCGGGTTGTGTGTTGTCATTGTTTCTCGGTTTTTGTTGGTTGATGATTGATTTTGCGTCGCCTGATTTTCCCAAATGCTCGCTCGATCTCTTCGACGGATGGCGGAACTATCGGGCGTGCACAGGTGATTTCGTCCCGTGGTTCGTTATTTGCCGGGCGCGCCATGTACCAGCGTATTTCCGACTGAAATTCCTCTAACGTCCGGCAGACGACGTGTCTGTTTCCGTTCGTGATTGTGAGCGAGCGCCATTCGATTTGTGCGTCCGATAGGGCGGAACGTCGGTCGGTAGTCTTCATTTCGATACATAGGGCGTTGAAGCCTCCGCGTCCGAGCAGCAGGATAAGGTCGGTAACGCCTGCGGTTACGCCCTCTGCTTTCATTATCGCGGCTTCCGTGCGGCTCCGTGCGCCACCGTTCGGAACGGCGAACAGGAGTTTGCCGACGGCGGGGTATTGGAGCCGGAACCAACCGACGCACATTCGTTGCATGTGCGATTCAACGTGTCGTGTCATAATCAAAATAGGGTTAGTTGTTTGAACGCCGTTGCACGGCGCTGATCGTCGATTTGCTTGATGATATTCCGAATATACGGGGCCAGCGTGCTGTCTTTGATGAATCCGTCTTCGTCGTCCTCGTTGTCGAGATTCGACCGGGAGCGACCGGAACAGTTCGCCAGTTCACGTTCGGCTGATTTGCGGGCATCGAGCAGGGCGGCAAGAATCGCGGCGGCCTCCGTTGGGTATCCCTTTTGCACATCGTCGACGAATCCGGCCCCGACGTAATGGCCCGAATTGTGCAAGTTGACATCCAGCCCGTAATCCCAGCGTCCTGTCGGCGACTGCGCCGTTTTAACCTCCACGATACAATGGTGGTTGAATAATCGGACAGGTCTGTTAGGCGTTAGGCATACGTCGTGAATGTTGAAATCGAAACCGTTGTACGATAACGCCACGAATTTACCGCTATCCTGTCCGGCTTTTTTGTGGTTATCAAGCCACGCGCACCACTCTTTGAACGTAAACTGTTGCCCGGTGCATCGGCAGGTATGATGAATGTCTTTCATGGAAAGTTGTGATTAAAAAAGTTTTAGCTGTTGTTCTTCTGCGTTCATCCGTTTTTCGACCTCCTGCACGGTAAGGCCGTATTTGAATCCGTAGCTGCACAAGTTCGGCGTATGGCTCAACTCGACCAATTCTGCCCATAGTTCGGGATGATTGCGTCGCAGGTTGACGAAATGTTGTATTTTGCAGTTCGGACAGAACCAGCATCCGCCGCGTGTCCCGGTTGTGTAGATCGGCGACAGTAACCCGTGAGCGGCGCAAAGCTGTTTCGCCATCTGCTCGGTGTAGCCGTATTTCGCCAAGAGCGACATTCGGTTCTCCGTGAGTTTGGCAAGTCGTCGCGGTTCGTCCGCAGCAATGCCGACGTATTGCACGATATTCGTTTTGGCACGCAGGGGGCCGCCAGCAATTTCGGCAAGATATTTCCGTATTGGTGCGACTTTGCAATCCCGATTGATGAAGCATTTGCCGCCGAGCGGGAACCCGTAAATCTTCCCTGCATGTACCCCCCCCCGACGGCATTTGCGAAAAAATAGCAGTAGTCCCGTTCGGCGCGTACCACGTCGACGTGGATGCCCATGTCGTGCAGCTTCGGGATAGCTGTGTCGTATATCCATCCGATATGCTCCGGAATCTCGCCGCTGATGTCGCGTGTGTGATCAAACATCACTTCCGAAAACACCACCCGGTCGAGTGGTTCGTCATGTTCGAGGGCAAGGAGAATTGTTGCGATACTATCCTTGCCAAATGAACACGAGGCTATGTAAGTCGGTCGGGGTATCATTTCCGGTAGGGTTTTAACGATTTGAGTTCCGTCGGGAACCAGTAGCAGTCGTAGTCGAGGTAGACGCACCGGCCCGAAAGCTCCGGTTTTTTGATCACATTTGTTGTGGGGGGTCGGCCCCCCACGCCGTATTTGTTCGTGAACGACACCTGCTGCCCGACCCGGAAATCCGTTTCGATACCCGCGTCGGCCGGGTTGTCGTAGATAGGCGGCAACCCTTTTTCGTCGCGCCATTTTCGCCATTCGGCGAAATCTTTACTGTAATCTCTCATCGTTCAGGCGGTTTCCAAGTTTGATGATAAATGTTTTGTGATCGGGTGCACCCCATTCCGGGCGACCTCGGCCAAAATCAATGCCTTTGCACTCCCATAGCATCCGGCGGCGGGTGTAGCCGTAGGAAAAACAAACTGCGTCGTAGTCTTTGAAGAATATAAATACCGGGCTTTCGGCCTCCTCGTCCCCCTCGTCGTATATTACCGGGTCGATAAGCCGCGTTTTCCAGTAACGGGTATTTTCGCGGTACTCTTCGCGCTTATCGCCCCGCTCGATCATTTCGTACCACTCCTTTTTGAGTGACAAATACAGAATTTTCATCGTCTTGAATCTTTTGCGGGCTCGCCGTTTCGTTCGATCTCGCCGAGTGCTTCGTCGAGGTAGTAGGCCAGCTCTGCGGCCTGTGCAGCCACGCGCCGCGCCCAGTCTGAACGAAGCCTGCCGCCTCCGACGGGTGGGGTTGTTATGACAGCGTGCGCAAGGCTTGCCATTGCGACGGTGGCATACAGTTCGCGTTTCGTGATTCCTGCTGCCGAGAATGTTTCGGGCGAAACTCCCTCGGCCTCGACTGTGATCGTCTGCGGAATAGCCGCCTTGCCGAGCATTTCGGCGATTCCGTTGTAAAAATTCGCCGGGGACTTACCCCGCTTGTCGTTTTTGTTTTTCATCGTGCGTTGGGGTTTTAGATTCGCGGGGTTTGGTAGTGTAGCGTCCAGCCCGCGAAATGTTTGTCGAAAAAGTTATCCCGAAAGAACCGGACATTGGCCTCGACGGCTTCGGCCATCTGCCGCGTGCAGCGGAACGTCAGCCGCTTGCGCTCGGCGTCGATAAATACCAATTCCAGATCGTGAATGAATATCGGCGCAAGCGCCGGATTCATTTGCTTTGCGAGGCCGTAGAAACGTCGGTATTTCGCAAGGAAATCGGCGTTGAAGCGTGGCGCGGCGTTTTTATCTTCCTGCGTCCATGTACGCGCAAGCGCCGGGCGGTCGGTTGTGGCTTGTCCGTTTTTACGAATCCAGCCCGACGCCTCGTAATTAGCGCAGAATCGTTCGACCTCGTAATCGGGATTTTGGAAATTCTTGAAAAAAAAGATTTCAAAAAATGTCTCTCTCTCTGCCTCCGTCGCGCGCACGCGCGAAGAGAGAGATTCTTTTAATTCTTTATATTCTTCTTTATATATTCTTATACTGTTGTCGCTTGAAAACAGTTGCGTTTGTCGGTCGTTTGTCGATTGATTGTCGTTCTGTTTGTCGTTTTGTTCGGTATTGTCGCTATAATTGTCTGTATTGCTGTTGATTACAGGCGTTTTCGGTTTGTCGTTTGGTTTGTCGATTTTGGCGACTTTCTTTCCCGCTACCCTCCGCAAACCTTCGTAACTGTTTGTCGGTCGTTTGTCGTTTTCATTTTCTAATGGCTGGTAAGTGTCGAATTTACAAACTGTTATAATGCTTTTGTAGTTTGTCGCACGGACGGATATTTCGCCGGACGCCTGCAAACGAGCTAAACGGGTTCTAATCTGTCGTGTCGTCTGTCCTGTTTCTGCGCACAAACTATCGACGGAGGTAACGAAAGTTCCGCGTTCAATCTCCACTCCTCGCCATCTCGTAGGCAGGTAATTCGCCTTGAGCAGACAAACGACCCACAGTTGCAGCGTGAGCGGGTCGTCGAACCACTCCCATCCGAGCGTGCTGCGATACAACCGCACCCAACCAGTATTTGTTTCGTTTGCCATTGATGCTGATTTGGCCCGTTAAATTTCGCTTTTATTCAGCTCGACGATTAAACCCTTGTCCGCGACGAAAACACGCGCAAAACGGGCTGTTTTGCGCATTTGCGCGGCAAAAGCATCGGCAAGACTGTTTGCGTTCGAAAGGTGCAACAGAACGACCGTCGAAAGTTCCGCCGTTTCGTTCGCCTTGACCATGTCGCACGCTGCGTCGATTGATAGATGCGACGTTCGCACGCGCGCAGCCTGTGCCGGGTTCATCGCCCCGCGGGCGATATTATCGTCCAGCTCCTCTTGTGAATAGTTCGCCTCGATCAGAATATGATTCAGTCGCAGGGATTTGAAGTTGTACCGGATAAAATGCGTGTCGGTAGCAAATAGCACTTTTCCGCATTCCTCGTGTTCGATAATATACCCGAACGGTTCCGCTGCGTCGTGCTTCACATCGAACGTCCGGACGACGAAATCGCCGACCGTGACGGACTGCATCGGCCGCAAAGCGTGCGCCCGGTGCACTTTGTCGATGCGACACGCCGCGAGCGTTCCCTGCGAGGCGTAGACGTCGATTGCCCGGTCGGCGTATTTGCCGATGTGGGCCGCGTGGTCGCCGTGCTCGTGCGTTACTACTGCACCGACGAACTTTCGGGCGTCGATACCAGTTCGGGCAAACATCGTTTCGGGCGATGCGCCGCACTCGATAACGAGTGCAGACGCTTCGCTCTCCAAAACGTAGCAGTTACCAGCCGACGACGAGGATATAACGTGCAGCTTCATCGGGTTACACGTTGAACGGGTCGTCTTCAATGGCAGCAGGGGCCGCCTCTTCGGTTACCTCCTCGCGTGGAACGGGCGTCGGCGTAGGGATCGGCGGCATCGTTTCGGCAGGTACGGCCGATTGTGCTGTGATTGCGGCCGGAGCAACCTCCTCGAATTTTGCTTCTTCGATATTTGCCCCGGCGGGCGCGGCCGCCGTTTCGTTCGTTACGCGGCGTTCTTTCTCGTCTTCACTCAACAGCCATGCGTCGGATGACGAGTTGATAATGTGCTTCATGGCGGAACGCTCGACCGTTCGCCCTGCCATTTCGCTGGTGAAATTTCGGTGCGCAGGCGAGTTGCCCCGCGTCGCGCCTTGCATCCACGCCTGCCGGATTTCGGTCATCGTCTTGATCGTCGTCGAGTGCGAGCCGTCGACCATAGTCGTTACGGCGTAGGCGGCGACGATCTTGTCTTTGTCGATTCTCGACAGGCTCGGAACGTGTTTCGTTATCTTGATTTCGCCGTCCTCCGTATACATGTATTCGAATTCGTCACCCTCGTAGACGACGACCGAACGGACTTTCTTCATGCCTTGTGCGCGGGCCAGTTTCTCATCGCCGAAATACGACCGCCAGAACGTCAGTTCGAGCTGCCCCGACGCCTTGTTTTTGATCGGGATAAAATACCCTTGCTTCTTCTGAATATCCATGCCTTGCAGCACCATGTCGAGCAGCGAATTTGCCACCGATGCTTTGGTTACGACCTCCAAAACCGGGTGTTGTACTTTGTTGGAATCCTCCCAAAGCATTTCGGAGATACGAAGCCATGCAAGGTTCATTTGGTTAGTTACGGCGTAGTCTTTCGGGACGACCAGTCCGCCGTTCGCTTGCAGCTCCTCGATGCGTCGCAGGACGCTGTTCGCAAGTTCATCTTTCATTGCGGCAATCGCTTTCGATTGCGTCGCCGGGGCGGTCTGCACTCCGTTCTGATTATTATTCTGTGCCATAGTTATTTGAAATAAAAGATTTGACGATACGTGTTGTAGTTGCGGTCTTCGATAGGGGCGTCCTGCGGGTGGCGGCGTGCCTCGGAAAGCCAGCGTTTATAGCATTGCGGACAGTATATCTTATTCAGCACGGCGATGTAATAGCCGCCGTCGGGGGTCGCCATATCCGCCGTGCAGTAGTCGCATTTCGCGGGGCTTCCGATGACCCACATGTCGAGCGTTTCGACGTGGATAACCTTGAATCCTTTTTCGTTGCTGACGATCTGTGCCATGTCGTTACGCTGCTTTAAGTTCGAGTGCAGCACCCTCGACCACTTGCAGACGAATGACCTGCGAATCGAGCGCAAAATCGGTCTGCGAAATACTTTCGGCGTTGTCGATGAAGACGGGCGCGGTTGCGCCGTAGTAGCGGCAGAACGTGCGGATGATGTCAAGTCCGGCGAGTACCTGCCCGGCGCTGTTCAGCGAGTTGAACGGCACGCCGTCGATGGTGGCGACGCATGTTTCGACGTCCGCGCCCTCGATGGTCTGTTCGTACATTCGCCAGCGCACGAGGTTGAACCGCGAATTTATCGCTGCTTCGACGGCTTCGATGTTCGCTTTCGTGTAGGCCGCCGCCGCGAATTCGAGGCGTTCGAGTTCGGCGATACGTTCGGCGATCTTCTTTTCCGATTCTTTGGCCTCGTCTATAAGGCGCTGTACCTCTGCGGCGCGCTCCTTATTGGCAAGGCGACGGTGCAGGTCGGCGGTTGCGGTTGCGAGGTTCTGACGCACAGTGTCGATCTGTGCGGATATATCCCGGCGGCGCGTCGTGAGCGTAGCGGCCGTGATTTTCATGGTTGCCGAGGCTTCGAGGGCGGTTTGCGCGCGGGTAAGCTCGTCGGTGAGTTTTCGGTATTCGGGAGATAATTTCGCCTGTTCTTCCTCCGTTTCGAGGTCGATTGCGGGAACGTCTTTCGCGGTTGCGATAGCCAGCGTCGCAGCGTGATGTTCCGCGCGCAGTTGCGATAGGCGTTGATCGAGCATTGCGATTTCCTGTTCGGTGGTCGAAACCAGTTTCGTCAATTTGTTGTAGGTGTCCTTTTCGAGATTGG